GTATGCCCGATCTCACGGGTGACGGCAAAGTAACTCGCGCCGACGTACTTAAAGGTCGTGGTGTGTTCAAACACGGTGGTGGCATAAAGAAATACGCCAACGGTGGGTCAGTTTCTAGTCGCGCAGATGGCATTGCCAAGAAAGGCAAGACCCGCTGCAAAATCGTCTAATAGGAGTAACTTCAAATGATGAACAAAATGAAGATGGGTCGTGCTATGCCGATGCGTGGCGACATGGCTGACAAAGCCGGTCGTGCTATGCCCGGTATGAAGAAGGGCGGCAAGGTCAAAATGTCTGGTGGCTCTGCTTCCAAGCGGGCTGACGGTGTTGCCACCAAGGGCAAGACTAAGGGCAAGATGGTCAAGATGGCTTACGGCGGTAAGTGCTAATGATGTCCTCCCGAGGCATGGGTGATATCAATCCCAAGAAGGTGCCGCGAGCAAAGCGGCGCGGGGATAGTAAGCCTGTGATCGGGACGGGTAAGCCTATTCGTACCTTCAAGGAAGGCGGCGAGAGCAAGGTCAACCAAGCCGGTAACTACACAAAGCCAAGCATGCGTAAAAGCTTGTTTAACTCAATTAAAGCTGCAAATGTGCAGGGTACGGCGGCAGGGCAGTGGTCGGCGCGGAAGGCGCAGTTATTAGCGAAGCGTTACAAGGAAAAAGGCGGCGGGTACAAGTCATGAAGGCTCCGCAGCAGTCATTAAAGGCATGGACTGCCCAGAAGTGGAGGACGAAAAGTGGTAAACGATCTTCTGATACGGGTGAAAGGTATTTACCAGAGGCTGCGATCAAAGCTCTCAGCCCTGCTGAGTACGCCCGAACCACTGCCGCTAAGCGAAAAGGCAAAGCCCAAGGCAAGCAGTTCGTCGCGCAGCCCAAAGGTATCTCGCAAAAAACCCGTGCGTACCGTCAAAGGGGCAAGTAAGAAGTGAACATGCAGAAGATTGTGGATATGTTGTTTCCGGTGCTGCTGGCCGCCGTTGGCTGGCTGTTGTCGGAAATTACATCGTTCAACAATCGCCTGATCGCTATCGAGGGCAAGATGCCTGCGTTGATTACGCCAGAAGGCGTACCTACCGATAGCCCAATTAGTGCTGCTAATCGGCAGAGGCAGAAAGAAGAACTGCTGGATAAAATCTACGACCTGCAAATGCGGGTTAAGTTGATCGAAGAACGAGGCAAGTAATGGTAGACAAGACTACAGCTACTACTGACTTCAACCTCGACCTCAACACGATCATCGAAGAGGCTTACGAGCGTTGCGGTGCTGAACTGCGTACGGGTTACGACTTCCGTACGTCGAAGCGTAGTCTGTCGCTTTTGCTGATGGACTGGGCTAACCGTGGCATCAACCTCTGGACGTTGGAGCAAGGTACGCACACGTTGACCTACAACGTTGGTACGTATGACTTACCGGTGGATACGGTTGACCTGCTTGACCACGTGATCCGGACTGGCTCTGGCACGAACCAGCAGGACATCAACATTAGCCGTATCTCGTCCAGCACTTACGTGTCGATCCCGAACAAGAACGCGACGGGTCGTCCGATTCAGATCTGGATCAACCGACGTACTGGCGCTACCGGTGCTGACGATGTAGTGGTCTACCCGCAATTTACGGTTTGGCCGAAGCCTGACAACTCGACCACGTGGATTTTGTACTACACCCGACTGCGCCGCATGTTTGATGTTGGTACAGGTGTAAACGGGCAGGACATTCCGTTCCGGTTCTTACCGTGCATGGTGGCTGGCTTGGCCTACATGCTGTCGATGAAGATCCCCGGAGCAGAGGCTCGCACACAAGTATTGAAGGCCCAGTATGACGAGGCTTGGGATCTTGCGGCGGGTGAGGATAGAGAGAAGGCAGCCGTGCGGTTTGTTCCACGTGAGAGCTTCTTGGGTGGCTACTAATGCCAAACAGGTTTGCAAGTGGCAAACACGCGATTGCGATGTGCGACCGCTGCGGCTTCCAGTACAAGCTGCGGCAGTTGAAGTCGCTTGTTATCAAGACCAAGAACGTAAACATCTTGGTCTGTCCGGAGTGCTGGGAGCCTGACCAACCCCAGTTGTCTCTTGGTCTGTACCCTGTGGACGACCCGCAGGCACTACGGAACCCGAGACCGGACACGAGTTACTTTGAGGTTGGCAATGACGGTGCCAATGGTAGCCGTCAGATACAATGGGGCTGGGCACCGGTAGGTGGTGCTAGAGCCAACGATGCTGGACTGACGCCTAATGATTTAGCGCCGGTCGGTGAAGTAGGAACGGTTACGGTCGTTACGACCTAGGAGACTGAGATGGCTATGACTTTGAAGGAACACGCCAAACTTCCGGCGAGCAAGGCTCACGGCAAGAACGCTAAAGGCTTTCGTGCTGGTGGCAAGACCAACGCTGAGATGAAGAAGTACGGTCGGAACATAGCGAAGGTGATGAACCAGCGCAGCCCGGTGCGTAAGTCTTCTGGCCCGAGGTAAGTGCCATGAAAGAACTGAACCCCGGCAAGATCAAGCCGAACACCGACTCGACTGGTGAAAATGGCTATCCTGAAAAGGATGTCAACAAGGGCGTCACCCACATGGATATGAAGGGTGCTGGCGCTGCCACCAAGGGTAAGAAGTTCGTCTCGCAGATCAATTTGCAGAACAACGGTAAAGTGCGAGCAGGCTGGAGCTAATGAACTACTCAGAACTTTCACAACTGATTCAGGACTACTGTGAGTCTACGGAGCAGAGCTTCGTGGCGAACATTCCTACTTTTGTGGAAGTTGCTGAGCAGCGCATTTACAACACGGTCCAGTTACCTGCTCTTCGTAAAAATGTCACCGGTTCGATGAGCAACGGGAATCAGTACATGTCCCTGCCGTCCGACTGGCTCTCGACGTTTTCGATAGCGGTGATTGACGGTACGACCGGTGAATATGAATACCTGCTGAATAAGGATGTGAACTACATCCGGGCTGCGTATCCGTTCCCGGCGTCTTCGGGCAAGCCTAAGTACTACGCCATCTTCGACTCAACGACGATGCTGCTGGGGCCGACTCCGAACGCAAACTTCACTGCTGAACTGCACTACTACTATTACCCGGTATCCATTGTGACGGCAGGAACGTCGTGGCTTGGTAATAACTTTGATTCTGTGTTGCTCTACGGGTCGTTGCGCGAAGCGTACACTTACCTGAAGGGTGATGCGGATCTGTTGCAGAACTACGAGCAGAAGTACCAAGAAGCCCTTGGTCAGTTGAAACGCCTCGGTGACGGGCTGGATCGTCAGGATGCGTACCGTTCTGGACAAGCTAGGGTACCGGTGACATGAGCTTCGTAGGCGGATCAGAAATTGGAAACGTGTTTGTGCAAACGACTGACCATCGTGAGCACACCGTTGAAGAGATTGCAGAACGTGCGGCTAACCGCATACTCAGTGCCGACTCAAAGGAAGCACTGCATTATTGGCTGGTGAAGTATCTCAGCGAGGCTCAAGTGGCCGAGCGTAAGATGATATGTAAGAAACTAGATCAACAAGGCTATGCGGAAATCGCGCACTTAATTGGAGACCTCTAATGGCTATTACTCAGGCAATGGCAACGTCGTTCAAGGTCGAGATCCTTGACGGCATCCACAACTTTGGTACCGGCGTCATTCGCGCTTCGACGGCTGCGGATAAGTTCAAGCTGGCCCTGTACACCTCGTCGGCTACGTTGAGCGCCGCTACCACGGCTTACTCTTCGGCTGATGAAGTTTCCTCGTCCGGTACGAACTACCCGGCGGGTGGGCTGACGCTCACGATCTCGCAGGTGCCGACTTCCAGCAGCACGACGGCCTTCATCGACTTCGATGATCTGACCTTCCCGAGTGCGACGATCACGGCCAACGGTGCTTTGATCTACAACGAGACTCAAGGTAACAAGGCTGTTGCGGTGCTGGCGTTTGGTAGTGACAAGACCTCGACGGCAGGTAACTTCACCATTCAGTTCCCGGCTGCTGCGGCTTCGACTGCTATCCTTCGTATCGCTTAATCGGAGGGTTACATGGCCCTCGTGCTTGCTGATCGCGTCCTTGAGACGACGACTACGACTGGCAGTGGGACGATTACTCTGGCTGGTGCTGAGGCCGGATATCAGTCCTTTTCAGCCGTAGGAAACGGGAACCAGACCTACTACACCATCGCAGGCGATGTCGAATGGGAAGTGGGTATTGGCACGTACACCGCATCGGGAACGACGCTCTCCCGAGATACGGTGCTGTCATCAAGCAATAGCGGCAACAAGGTCACGTTCTCATCGGGAACGAAGAAGGTCTTTGTTACCTACCCGTCTGAGAAGTCGGTCAACTTCGGTGTATCGGGCAACATTAGTGTCTCTTCAGCCGTTATTACCGATGTTGGGTACCCGAGTGCAGACTCCGATGCGGCCACGAAGTTGTACGTCGATAATATGTCGTCGGCTGCTCTGCACATTCACGAAGCCGTTGTTCTAACTACCCCAGCCGATTCAGGACGAAACGACAACTACAACAACGGCACTGCGGGTGTTAGTGCGACTCTGACGGCTACGGCCAAC